AGTTCCTCGTGTTTGTCAAGTTCATCGTCAGGACATTCGTACCAATCCTTGTCAAAGTTTTCCCATCCGTACTTTTGTATGGCATTGTAAATCGCCACACACCCACTGGTTTTCTTGTGATGTTCTTTGAAACGTTCTTCTATCGGACGGACCGTCTGTCCGATGTATGACTTTCCGATAGGAGATGTGAGCATGTAAATGAATCCCATTGTTATGTGTAAATGTTTTCGGCATTGAGTATTTACATTATATTTTGTTGATACGAGATTGTCATTTGACCACGTACTTAATACGTCGAAGTCCTTGCCCACCCGGACTTGCACGCACACTCTGTGTCGGGTCTCACGTTCACGATCATAAATTTCAAGAAACTTATCACCACGTTTTCCTTGTTATCGTCGTTCATCTCTTCCACATTCACGTTCTGTGGGACGAGCTGTTCGTCATCGTCGTCGCTCATTGCTAGTTTGGGATCGAAAAATCCAGGGCTCAATTCCAAACTCATATTTATGTAATGCAATATTTTTAAATTCGTTTAAATTCTATTAAAACGCCTGTAATTTCCTTTCTCGACCACGAGAACAGGCCCCTTCTTGCTGGGTAACGCGGCCGTCAGTATGTCAGCGGGGTCCCACGTGTTCTCAGGAACGCTCACGATGGGCATGGGTCTGTAGAGCTTCATCATAAACTTTTCCTTGCGAATTTTGAAAAACCAGTATGCAAAGGCAACTATGGCAACGACTGCGAGTATTGTCCATGCGTTAATCATGTATACGTTAATCAAACATTATTTTTGCCAATAGTCAAGATCGTGTTCTCCAAAACAATTGTGCATGCGATCCGGGTGCCAAGCCGCTTGTACGAGCTCGTCGTGAAATGGTCGATCTATGCAGTGCGCGTGAGGATATAACGTATAAATGTCTTTCTCGCGATCGAATAGGGTTTGTTCTTTCGTAGTCGTCAATGTCACGGAACTTTCCATATACGGACACACCGTGAGCAACGTTCGTTTTATCCACCCGACCGCAATCTTATGACATTTCACCCTCTTGTACAATTCCACGATGGAACGAAAAGGAATATCTGCGTTGACGAATGTTTGAAATATCATTTCGTATTTGCCGTCTCTGACGATTTGCGCGGATGTCGTCGCGTTATCACAGATCACCGACAACTTCATTTTTGTATAGTCATCCGGGACGCGATCGAGAATCCTATTGATTTCTCTAGAAGAATCCGCCGTCATCTCAATCTTTTTCGTTCTCTTGGTTTCTATGCGCGTGATATATCGTTTGTCGAAAGACAATATATCCGCACGGACGTCATCCAGAGATTTCATGCTCTCTACGTTGACTCCGTTGGACGCGAGTATTCGAAACGGTTTTCCGTGAATAGTATACGTGCGTTTGTCTCCGCAAATGCCACGTATCGTCACTATCAATTTTTCGTCGGGTTCTATGTATCCAAATTCGAACGTGTCTATGACGTGTCGTACGCGATCGTACGCAAGGGCGTCGAGTATCGTTTTCATATTTACGACATTGTGGCCAAGAAACATACCTTTATCACTTGTTTGTCGATACGCCGAGTATATTGACACCATTGGTATTAAACAAAAATAACAATATAATCAATAAAGATGAACAACGCTCGTATATTCGCTCAACTCAGCATGAACAGAATTATTCCACGTGCGAACGAGTGTCGTCTTCATCGGATTTATAAAATCTCTTTTCCGTCCGGAGATAAATACGTTGGGCAGACATCAAAGTTCCCGGAGGAGCGCCTGAAAGAACACAAGCGAGACTCGTCCAAATGCACGATGCTCAAGGAAGCTCTCAAGACTAATAAAGAACATACGCTCGAAACCCTGGCGATCGTCGGACCTCACCAAATAGACGTTTTCGAAAGAGTAGCAATCGCCATGGAAGACAGCGTCGGGTCGGAGGGTCTCAACATGACCGTCGGGGGGAAAGGCGTCAAGAAGCCCGATGCAAAATACGAGAAGTTCTCGCGAGATGTTCGGTCGCTCAGAGACCATCTGAAGAATGGGCACTTTGTTTCTTACGATATGATGCTCATGAAAGGAGAGCTCGAAATGAGCCAGGAGGAGTTTGATGCTGTCAAGCGTTTGTCTTAAAGTATTCCTGTAAATTGCTCGCTCTGTGTGTGTGAATATGGCCATTGTCGTTTTTACATGTTGTAATTAATCATCAACAAATCATCAAGCACAGAGAGTCATATGAGGACCCAGAGAAGAAAACACGCCGATATATCCAGAGTTCACCAATTCCTGACACTTTCCATCAGCATCGCCCTCCAGATCCATGAGCTCCTGGAGATTCCCGATATACTGAAAATTAGGCGTATCCTTGGTGGTCGTGGTCTTGATGACCACGTAGCCCATTGCGTTGCTGTGATCATATGATAGTTCTTCGCCGCTGGGAATGTTGAGAGTAGAAAAGCATACCACGTTGATCCTGGGCTGGATCCTGATCTGAGCGAACTCAAAATCATTGGAACACTTGTTGACGATCGTGGTTTGATCGGTATACTCGGCGGGCGCGGGCTCTGGTGCAAAAGTGTCGTCTTCGGTCTCGGGCTCGTTGGCACACAGTGTGAGATAAGGAACATCGGTCTGGACCGAGTACACTCCGACATCTCCGGAGTTCACCAGGTTTGCACACTGTCCTTCGATGTCCTCCTCATTTCCCATCACGTTCTGAAGTGTGTCAATGTATGTGAAGCTAGTAGAGCCGGTCTTGGCACTCGACTTGATGAGAATAACGTCATCAAGAGGATAGAAATCGTCAATCGTGGCCTGCTCTTCGATCGCCAGCTTGAGCATAGGGTGACACTGGATCCCAGTTCCAGTGGGCATATAGATCAGACTGATTTCCACATCAGCTCCGCAATTGTTGACGATGTTGATTGTATCTGCGGAAACCGCCAGCACCGAGAGCATGAGGATGAGAGACTTCATTGCGTTCATTGTGTGTGTAATTGAATTGGTACATGTCTCGCGAAAACTGCGTATTTATACCCTCGTGTGCAAATGACAATGCCAGGGTCAAACGACACCTTGATTTTGGCGTTTTTAAAAATTACATCTGAAATAGAAAGAATATTATTTGAATACTGATAGGAGCGCTTTGAATGCAGAGGAATTCTTGGACTTGAGAGCATCTTCTATGCGGGTATCTCCCAGAACTTCTGCTGCGATAGAGAGCTTCTTTTGCTGAAGGGCGATGATGTCTTCATCGATGGTTCCGTTAATTATGAGACGCTTGACCACCACGTTGTTTTTCTGCCCTATGCGGTGGGCACGTGCGATGGCTTGCAATTCTGAAGACGCATTCCAAGCCAAGGAATTGATGTAGATACGACTGGCTGCTTGAATGTTCAATCCAATACCACCCGCTTCGATCTGAACGATGAAGAAATTCACGTTCGGATCCTCGGTGAACTTACGGATTGCTTCTTCGCGCTCATCGGTAGTGACCTTGCCGGTGAGGATCACGGACTCGTGGCCAATTTCTCCGAGCATCGTCTTTATGCTATCAATTTCCTTGATCCAATGGCAAAAAATAAGCGTCTTTTCTACCCGAGACGATTCGATGTCGGCCTTGAGCATGTTGAGCTTCGTGGAAGTGCCGTCGAAGAACTCATCGTCATTGGGAACGAGGCAAGGATTTGTCACGGCCTGACGAAGGCGAAGAAGCTGTTTCAAAATTTGCATTCTTCCTTCGCCGCTCCCATATGCATTGTACGCCTTCAATAGCACCTTGCCGTTCTCCACAATGTCGTCATAAATGTCTCTTTCTTCCTGAGTCTCAAAATCCGAACGAAGATCATCAATGATCAGCTCTGGAATCTTGATGCTCTCAACATCCTCCTTCGTGATCCTAAAAAGATACTTACGCGCCGCGTACGATAAGTTGACATTGTAAATTGTCATGAACTCGAGCAGCGACGTGAAATCTGCATGGCTCTTGTTGATGAGCGTGCCCGTCAGACACCACTTCACGATGCTGTCGAGTTTCTTGACGAGCTTGTAACTCTTCGATCTCTTGTTGCGAATCAAGTGTGCTTCGTCTACCACGACACGATCAAATTTGAATGTCATCAATGCGCTATTCTCGTCATCGCGCATGCTTCCAAAGGTGCTGATAGGAGTGATCACCACGGGGTGAGCTCTGATCATATCATGCGTGACATCTCCCTTGTTAGACATAGTGGCTGTGACCACCAATGGCTTCTCTCCAGTGAACTTTTCGAATTCCGAAACCCATTGGTTGAGAATGTTCTTGGGGACGATGATGAGAGTGTGATCCAACTGATTGATACAAATCGTCACTATCGTCATGATCGTCTTTCCCAATCCCATGTCGAGTGACAGAAAACCACCGGGGGCATCTGGAGACGTTTCACGATCCAACATCCATTTGAGACACGTCTTCTGATAGTCGTGCAGCTTTCCGTGGAACTTCATGATGAATATTTAATATGAAATAGAAGTTGATTTTTGTTTTATATATGTTTTCCTCCCTGGGTCAAATGACAATGATCAATACTGACTCATCTGGAAGTTCTTCCAATAGCATTCCTGATCGACTGGAGATGGAGTCGGACCTCCGAAGAAAGTGCCTATATCGAATCTGGATATTTTCAAGTCTTCTGATTTGCGCCAATTGATACCTCCTTGCACCATTCTCTTTCCGTTGACAGTGACTGAGGTCTCTCCGTCCGCCTGCGGAACACCATTCTTAAACGTGTTCAACTTGGTTCCTATTTCTATCTTGTTCCACGAATCCGTCTTCAACGACCTCGCTAGTTCTCTGTTGAAGAATCCCGTTCCATATCCTTTGGCGTCGAGCCCTGGAACTTTCTGCCACAAGCCGCTCGGAGGATACACATATGCGATCACGCCTCCGTCTACCTGCCACATGACTCTGTTAGACGCCCCCGTCGTCGAGAAATTTCCACCGCTCGCCGCTCCATATCCTATCCCAACGCCTCCGAATTTTCCACCTCTGGCAAACTGAAATCCCCGAGGGTAATACACCTCCCAAGAAAATACGATTGCATCTCTATTCATCCCACTTGGATTTGCTTCGAAACTGAAACCGCCGACACCTGGGTCTCTGCTCGTCCCAGAATTCTTTCCATACCAACAACGAATGACGTCTTCTCCTCTAAATTGAGTGATGTTGCTCTTCAGCAACTTGTATTTCTTGATATTCCAAGAGCCTCCTCCCCTCGTGAGAGTTCGAAGGTCTAGAGTGCTTATGACCTTGTTCGACGGAGCTGGCGCGGGTGGCCTGTCGGGGTTCAGGTCTACTAACTGACCCTTGGCGTCGTATCCAGTATTACATCCTGTGTTATCTGGGCGAGCGCATCTCAGTCCGGCATTCTTATCCCAGCCCCAATGGGGATACTTGCGTTCGAGAGCCGTGGGAGGTCTCGGCGGTGGCTGAGGTTTCGGCGCCGGTTTTTGTTCGGTGTCTACGAGTTGTCCGTTTTTGTCGTACGCGGTGGTGCATCCGGTGTTGTTATTATTCTTACAACGTAGTCCTGCATTCTTATCCCATCCCCAATAGGGATACTTGCGTTCTAGAGCCGTGGGAGGTCTCGGCGG